AAGATATTTCCACCAACTTTCCATCCTTCATCGTAACTCCCGGATAGAGAGGCATCTTTTCCTTGCAAGACGGGCAAGACCTAGCTCCCGGAGGCACTATGTTGTGACACTTAGCACATTTCCTCGGCTTGGCAGGCTTCGCTTCCTCTTTATAGGCTTCTCCGCGTTCCCCTGGCTTCCTACAATCCAAAGTGTCGTGGAATATATCAGTGAATAATCCTAGAGACTGATTGTTGCCGGCGTGGTCCAGACCCAACAGAATGTTTTTCCCATCAGCCATGCGAACTCCACGTCCCCACTTCTGAACGTGTCTCATTTCGGATCTGGTAGGTTGCAAGTCAATTATGCACCTAACATCTTCGTCCACGCCTCGAATCAGGCATCCGACTGAAGCTATTCCGGCAATCTCTCCATAACGCATCTGAGAGAAGATTCTCTGTCTTTCGTCGCCGTCCACGTTGGCATCTATGTAGCCAAACGGTATACCGCAGTCATTGAAAGCTTCCATCTGGGCTTTAGCATGGTCACGGTTTACGCAAAAAGCAAAAGTTTTTTCTCTTGGACTTTTCTCCTGCCACTCTTTCAGAACATCCCCGATCATACTGGCTTCACTCATGGCTACAGCCGCGGAATCATCCCTAAACTCCCCTCTTTCTACTGCTATAGAAGAACGGTCTAAATCCTTTTCAGGTCCGTACACAACAGCGGGACATGCGTGTCCTTCTGCAATCATGTCATTAATCGTGCCGGCGACTATCAACTTAGTCCAGCGAAGTCCCATGCCTTTTGCCCACGGAGTTGCGCTTAGACCTATGACAATCTTGTCCTTCCACTCCGGCGAGTCCAGAATAGAATCGAGTCCATCAAATTTCTCGTGGCACTCATCAATCAGGGCAAAGCTGAGTTCTGGAATGGATCGGCGTATCAATGTCTGCACACTTGCAATCTGCACGGTGGCTGCATAGTTAGTTCTGGGGTGGTTTGCTTGTATGACTCCAATATCCTTTATCCCCTCGCGCTCAAATGCTGCAAGAGTTTGGTCCACGAGACTGATGGCCGGACAGGTGAAGAGCGGTCTGGAGCCTTTCTGGAGCGCGGCGGCAATGATGTGAGCCGATACCAGCGTCTTGCCGAACCCGGTGGGAGCCTGTAGCACGATGCGCTTGTGACCGTCACTGATGGCTTCGCGGATCCTGGCGATGGCCTGAGCCTGCCGGGGGCGAAGCGGCCTCATCCGGTCATGCTTTTCTACTTCACGCTCAAACAGTGAAATCTGCATCTAGTGCACCTTGTATGATTGCCAGTTGTGCTTCTTGATGAGCTTGCTGAGAAGTGAATCAGGGTAAGGATTGGCTAGTATCTTGGAAACTTCTAAGACATCCACTTTGGGACCGTAGATGTAAGGTTGTGGCCTGCCTTTGTACCGAACGACGAGATAACCGCCAGACCATCCCACCTCGCCAAGATTTCTGGCTTTAGGGACGGTCTGCATGGATGCTGTAGAGAGGATTTCAGAGACTTTCATCTTCTTCATCCTCTTCATCCTCTTCCGGCTTGCACTCGGCGCACAAGTATCCCGTTGCGGTTTCGACGTAATCGTCGTCGTCGTCCAAGTCAATAATTAATCCGCAACCATCACACTCACGCCCACGGTCTGAAACGTACTCAGGCGGGTCTCCTGGGTCGCCTTGAAAGCAACTCGGATTGATACAGCGTCTACTCATGGTGTCAACTCCTGTATCCTTTTCAGGGAAGCCGCAAGCTGGTCTACGGCCTCCTTGCGGTAGGTATCAGATGCTCCCCTCAGTTCAGCGTCGGCGGACTTCTGGAACTCGCCGGCAAAGGCACACGCAACCATCAAGGCGTTTCTGAGGTCTTGTGTCATACTGGCACATCCAGTTTAGGCATGTACTTGCGTGCGAAATCAAGAAATTCGAGAGCCAAGTCTGTACAGTCTTCTTGCATTTTGGGATAGCGGTATTGCTCAAGCTGGTGGAGGTAGCGTATTTCGTAGGCCTGAGTGCCTGTAGGAGTTTCACGTTCTTCATCGGTAGATTCTCCCAAGTGCTTCATCTCCCAAACATTCCAGACAAATCGGTCAGCCTCGAAAATATCGAGGTAATACTTCCACTGAAAAGATTCCAGATAGTTCTCAGCGTCGAACCTCTCGGTGGTCTTGTGGTCGTAGATTGTCTTATCCTCGATTGCATCGAGTTGGCCTGATACGGTGATCCCACCGTAGTCCTTGCCCTTGCGCCACTCACGCATTTGTGGCAGGTACAGGCTGAAGTCTCCGGCAAACGAAAATGTAAATCCATCGAGCGTAGCGGTTTCGTACTCTCCAATCAGAGCGTGTTCGAGGAACTTGTGAAAAGCCGTACCCTTCGCCATTGCAGGCGTCTGTTCTGAGGACAGGATGTTGTTGATGAGCCACCCAACCTCAGATTCTTCGTCCTGCTTCCAGCGTGCGTAAGCGGAAACGTGAGAAACTCTGGCGGTAATCATTCGACCACCGCCGGAGCGACGTAGAGTTTCTGCTTTGCGTCAAAAGTAAGGCCAAGTGAGGTTGCCCGTTCAGTGAGCATGGACTTAATCGGTGCAGGGTATTTGCGATCCACTGCTACCCGCACAAGCTGATTGATTCCTTCGGCTGAATCAACGTCGGCCACAGACTTCTTCCAGTTTTCCGCTTCGGTCACTGCTTCGGCCTGGGCTTCGGTCATTTTGTTGATGGCGCTTTTGATTTGGGCGATAACATCGGCCAGAAAATGCGAATTCTTTTCGGGATGAGGGAAAGACAAACGTGGCAACTGCGCTGGATTCTTGCCAAATCCACCTTCACGCGGGTCGAAGTTCAGGAAGCGGTTGCCGTTCGAGTCCACCTGGATGCGGCACATCGCGTCCGACGACTTGTAAATCTCGTTCTTCGATGAGCCCTGCGCGTCAATGCGCTCCATCGTGTCATCGCCATTCTTCTCTTCACTCATGTGGCAGATGAGAACGAGGTCTTTGCCGAGCGATCGGAGGAACGACTGCCACTGCGTGAACTTGCCCTTCAATTCTCCGTACCCATGTAGGGTCAGATTGCCGCCACGTCCGGCCTTCGGGTTCTTGGTGATGATGTCTACACCCATCGCGTCGAGGGCGCGGCCGGCGGTGTCAACGATGATGGTGGAGTAGGGTTCGAGGTCTTCGGCGCTCATGGCCTCGACATCAGACCACTTGACGATTGTTACAGCGTCGCCGCGGTTGCCACACCGATAGGCACCCTTGTCGAAGTCGAGCATGAGAGGCTTTTCTGCGGTGAAACCGAGCGTGGACTTACCGAGTCCAGGCGCGGCGTAGACGGTCAGAACGATGTTCTGTACGGGCATTGGTTCGGTTGCTTTGATGATTTTTAGTGCCATTGGGTGCGCCTCCTAAAGCGCGTTTACTGCACGTTGGGCATAACGACGATGTGTACTTGAATTGTGTCTCCGACTGCCACTGTGTCGTAAGTTTCCTTGTCAACGCAGATGATCGAAGCGCCAGTGGAATACAGAGAGAGCTTGTGCGCCGCGGTGGTTTCAGTTTTTTCCGTTACTTCATGCTTCATTGGGTGCGCCTCCTAAAGCGCGGTCGTGATTCTTGAGAGATAATATCACAAATAACTAAAATTGCAGCGTGATTATCTATATTAATGTCTAGTATCAGACAGAATATAGGCTTTGCCTCCGGCTTCCACTGGCAAGCCTGAGGCTGTATGGCTTGACACTGAGTGTTCGCAGAAACGTGCTACGGCGGACTGCACACAAGAAATACCGCAAGCGTGTTTGCTGTCTTGCGAGTAGGATTGCATGGGGACGACGACGATCACGCCGGCCAGTTCCAGATACTCCCACCAGTGGTTAGACTCTTTTTTCACGGTATCGCAGATGTTGCAATTAATTGTGTGATGAGTTGACATGGTTACTCCTGAGATTTTTTCTTGTTGCTGTGGGCGGTGCGTTTGGCCTGAATGTCGCGCCGATTGATTGCGCGTGTTTTGCCGCATGTGTGAACTTTGCATCCGGGGTCGTAAGATCGGGCCATGTAGCCAAGTTCAGAAATGAAGTGCGGTTGTGCGTGAAACGGGCAGCAGCAATCGCGTAAAGGATTTTCAAGCTCGATAAGTTCTTTCACCTTGTCCCCCAGAGTGCGAATAGTAAGGTCATTTCAA